AGCCGAGAGACCAAGCGCCACCCACAGGGGAGAATTGAACAGGTTCGGATTGATGTTCAGCAGCACGTTGTTCTTGACGCCCTTGGCACCAGTCGTTGCGGTGACCAGGAAGGCCGAAGCAAACGAAGTGGCTGAAATAACTGTGCCTTGGTTCGCCGAAGAGGTGCCGTCAGTCGTGCTGTCGCTGTAGTACGCGCCGACGTCGAGAGCCAGAGTATCCGAACCGCCGCCGGTATCAGGCGGGGTCGAGAAAATCAGGTTCAGCGACTTCAAGATCACGTCCGATTGCAGACGTACCAGCTTGTAAGTCGAAGATGTAGAACCAAGGCCCGCCGCGGTCATCGCCACGAAATCAGAGACAGAGCGCAGAAGGCCAGGAGCCCCGGCACCCGCATTGTTCTGCGTGAAAATGTTTGCCTGCGGCAGCGAAGAAGCGTCCCCGTCGAGGTTGTGGATAGACTGGGACTTGAGGGTATCAACCATTCGTCAGGTTCCTTACGGGGTGATGTCCGCGCCGCCTTGGTCGTAGCAAAGGATTTGAAGCACCTTGCCCGGCTGAGTGCGGGTCGAACCAAAAGTGTGGCTGGAGTAAACCTGCCAGGGTTCACTGGACAGATCGTTGCGCTGACTGATGCGGTTGTACACATCGCGCCAAATACCAAGGTAGAGGCCGGACTTCGCGAAGGCGATAACCTGGCGTGCGCTGGATGTGACGGTGAGACGTTCCGACACCACGATATCAAAGCCCATGAAGCGGGTCACGCGACCTTCGACAAGCACAGGGCGCTCGTTGAACTCGCTGGACACGACTTGGACCTGATTAAGCAGATCGCTCTCTTGCTGCGAACCAATCACTAGGGTAACAGGATCGCTATCGAGATCGACGTGGTAGTGGCGGAAGGTGCGCCGAGCTTCGATCAACTTGGCGACAGTCAGGCCGGAATTGGAAGTCGACCCGAAAGTCTCAACCACGGTGAAACCCGCGTTTGCCACAGTGCTGGAGGTATTGAAGGTCTCGGCCGAGAAAGCCGCGCCGTCAACGCCGGTCTGCGACGTACCGAAGGAGGCCGCGATCAAATTGTCATCCCAGTCACGACCAAAAGCCATCGCAGCATTCTGCACATACTCGGACTTGGGGTCCACGATGGTGCGGAGCGTATCGAAGCTGTCGATCAGTTGGGGAAGTTCACGGTCGGTCGGGAATACCCACCGACGAGTGAACGTGGGGTCAACCCGATTGAGGGGCGCGAAGCGACCCGCTGGAGCCATCGACTGGATGGCACCAATCTGGTTGATCGGCGAAGCTTGCTTGCCGACGTGGAAGCCCTCACGCACCTTTCCACGAAGCTTGGAGCCCATTTGCTGGAGCTTCAGTTCGAGATTGGTAGAGAACTGGGTCGTGAAGAGATCGATAAGGCCCGGATCAGCCATGGATATATCTCACAAAAAGTTGAACACCTACGGCCGTGTCCATTCCGGGGGCCTAATTTCAATCACATATGATCACGTTTTCGTGATCGCGTCAAGAGGCTTACTTCTTACGCATTTTTGCTAAGCGTGAGACCTAAGCGCGCCCGCTTACCCGCAGTGCCAGGGTCACTCTTATGCTGCTCCATGTAAGCATGTGTGCTCTCTCCGGCCTTAGCCGCAGCAGCTTTCTCAGCGCCAGGGTGCTTGATCGCGCCTGCTATCCAATGCTTCGCCATCACGAACTCACAATCAATTTATTAAGGCCCGTCATCTCGCGAGCTTCAGCCGCGCCTCCAGCCATATAGCGATCACGCCATTGTGTATCGGCCATAAGTTCGCCCTTCCGAGCGACAGCCTGTTCACGGGTCATCACGCCAGGTATGGCGGGGTTCTGGTTAGAGACGAACTTATCTTCGCCGATCTTCGTTCCGATGGTCCGGAACATTTCCATCACCTTGTCGTAGCCGACTTCCTTCTCCAGGGCCGCGACCGCTTCCGGGGTCACGCCGAGAACTTGCGCCGCACGTGTGGCGACAAACAGGTTAGCCTCGTACTGGCTACCCCAGTTAGTCTTGAGACTGTCCTTCTGCGTGGCCAGCAAGGCGGCGCGTTCGCCCGTGTCAGTGGCTTCCTGACTAGCAGCGAACTTCACCACGTCCGATGCTAGCTTAGCAGCCGCAGCCGGAGATAGGTGAAGTTCCGCAGCAGTCTTCTTGGCGAAGTCAGCGAAAGGAGCGTCAAGGTCGGAACCATCCGGGAGTTTAACGCTAGAGAGATCGTAGCCCGATACGTCCTTGGGAACGCCCAACTTCTCATAGACCCTCGCCCAACCTTCAGTGTCGTTGGGGTCGGTAGGGATGCGAGCGAGTTGCGCGGCAGGAGCGCCGACAAACTTCTCGGCTTCACGATGCGCCTGCACCGCGGCGAGAGCAGCAGCCTTGGGATCAAGTTTGTCCCAGCCACGGTTCTGAATGTGGCCTACTACATCTTCGGCCGCCCCGGTAAACCAAGGACTTTCGGTAATCGGGGCTGCGGCCGGGGTGATTGTTCCCGTGCCCGTCTCTGTGAGATGGATATCAGACATTGATAATCCCTTCATCTTCGCTGGGGGGTTGTTGGCGCTCGTTTGGAATGAACTTACCGCCGGAATGGATAATGTACAACTGTTCTGGTGTCAGATGCAAGTGGTTCTGAATACGCAACCAGACTTCGCGCCTGCCTTCAGCTACCGCATGCCTACGCGCATCATCATTGTAGCAGCTTTCTGTAGCTCGACAGAACGTCGCCAGATCAGCCAGGACCGCCTGGCCCGCGGGACTGAGAAAGGCGTGGCCGTAATCACGCTTCCGATGGCGGATGAACTCTAAGAGACGTTCAACGACTATCATTGTCCAGGCACTCCTGCTGGCGGCGCTTGTGGGCTAGGCTGTCCAGGGGCCGCGGGAATACCCGGCGCATTAGGCTGAGTGCCCTGGGACTTGGCGACTGTCGCCTGGGCTTTAATCATCGCGGCCTGGGCGGGAAGGGCTTGAACCTGGGCAGCTTGCTGCTGCGCCTTAGCACGGTTCATCCGCTTCTGCTTAATCTCGTCATCCGAGGCCATCCAGTCAAGCGGCGTGCCGTTGATATCAGCGATAGCCGGATAGGCGCGATCCAGGGCGAACACATCGAAGCCGCTAGGATCGCCGGTGGCTTGCGCCACGTTCGTTACCATTTCAAGGGTGCGAGCGAAACCAGCCACATCTTGGGCACGCATCGCGCGGGCCAAGGGGCTGGTGTACTCGACTTCGTAACCTGAACGAGCTTCCTTCATGGCGGGCGTGATTGGAGGAAGGAGACCCAGTTGAGCCATCACATCCAACTCGCGGTGGATCATCGAACCGAGGTACTCGGACTGCTGGCGGCCCGCGGTCGGGGCGATCAAGATACCCTTCTCATTGGTCCGCTCGACAACTTCAGTCGCGGTCATCTGCGGGTTCTCAGTCATAATCTGGAACAGCGAGACCAGGAACATGTCATTAATGAGCGCCTTTTCCTCGGCCATCATCTCCTTGTTGATCTGGATATTGCCGGTCGGAAGGATTTGCACGAGCGCACGGCCATCGGCCGAGACACCGCCCTTATTCAATGCTCCGGGACGTAGGCTCATGTCGAGAATGCCGTCGTCCGCGGTGAGTAGCACCGGGTCCGCGGCGCGATGTCCCTGCTTCAGGAAGGTAGCCTTCTGAGCATTCAAGGTCTTGAGCGCCGGGAGGACCATCATCGCCGGGCTACGGCCATACACTTCGCCTGGAGCCTGGACGTAGCGACTGATCGCCATGGGCAGAGTGTTGTAACCACCTTCACTCAGAAGACAGCGGCCTTCGATGGAGATGTAATACGATGCGAACTTCTTCCCCTTCGCATTCAGTTTGCCCGCGTCGTAGTCATGGCGCGGATGAACCGTTTGGATGAAGTTGAACTTCTGCTGCGACTGCTGATCTAGTGCGGAACGCAATGCTTCAGGGAAATTCTCTGGCCCAAACATCAGAAGGCATTGGCGCGCATCCAAGCGGAACCAACGATTAAAGCCGTCCACCAAACCCTGGTGGTTCTCCCGGATAAACAGTTCTCCCAACGGGATCGCGCGGTAGCGCAAAGCCCGGATAGGATATCCTGCCTCATCATATGCCTGGTCCACGAACATCGCCGCGGTTCCGAATGCGCCGAGACCCTCGAAGTTCTGGTTGTTCTGAGAAGCGAAATTGGCGATAGGGGCATAACGCAGTTTGAATAGCCGGTTGACCACTTGCTCATACCAGAGTTTCGTCTGCCGGTCCTTCATAAGATCGGGATCGTTAGAGCAGAGGCCATGCCATTTCTGGTTACGTGGGGTCAGCAAACTGTCCATGATCGCGGCGAAGCGGTGGTTAGCTAGCATCCCGGAAGCATCGATCTGCTGATAGGTCTTCTTCTGGCCAGGGAAGTTGTAAGCGCCATAGAAAAAAGTGTTGACACTATTGGGGGCCAGGACAGACGCGACTTCTTCCCACTGAGATGAGAAGGTGTTACGCCACGTGACCATCTGCTCAAACTCTTGCAAGCACTGACGTACGACTTCTTCCTCGTAGGGCGTTTGAATACGAGTGACATACGGCAGTAAAGCAGAGGCTTGGTTATCCATTAGGCTCGCTGCGTTCCAAAGAAGAGAAGCAAAAGTTGACCGCTGATGTTCGGATTAGCGATTAGCACATTGCCCGCCGCATCCTTGAGCGGCTTGTTATTTTCAGGAAGCATCAGCCAGTGAGATAAAGTGGTCAGATTGGCAGCCACATCTTCAATCGTGATTTCGCGTACGTCCATACTACCTTCCGAGATATGGTGTAAGGCCGAGAGACGTAGCCGCGGCCGACAACCCTTGCGGATTGTAGATGCCCTGGCCCTGGTCTTGTCCGGCAATCTGGCCCGCCTTCTTCTTGCGCTGCGCGACTTCAGCTTCCATCTGGTTCTTCAGGTCATCGCCCATCCCGAGGCCGAGATCAGCGGACGCCGCGCCAGGGACGAGGGCATTCTTGGAGGAAGGCATTAGGTCGGGGTTCCCGGCGTCGCCTCAACATCGATAGTGCCGCACTGGATTACGTAGGCCGCGACTGAAGGATCGCCCGCAATCTTAGGGCTGAGTTCAGCCACATCCGCCTTGCAGACCGCAGCGGACGGCTCGGCTCGCACAAAAGTCACCGGGTCCTGGCCTACGCCATTCAGAAACGCAATAATCACGAGGATGACGATGTGCATGTGCCTACCCCAACTTAAAGGAAAGCCAGAGTAATACGAATGTGATCAGGCGTCAATGGATATAAAACCGCCGCCCGGCGAGGAGGTAACCGGGCGGCGGAAGTCCCAGGAAGACCCGCACCCGCCGGGCATGAACCCACGGGGAGGCTGCGCCGAAGCGCCTGGCACCAATCCTCGCCCTTCAGGGGCGACTAGGGGTTCCTGTCCAGGAGGGACAATCCGCAATCTACTAGTATGGCGGCCCCATGTCAATCCTCGTAGCCGCGGTGATGGAAGAAGCCCTCAGAGGTGGGCGTGGTGTACAGCGGACGGCCCTGATTATCCCGGTGGCCGGAGTTGCGCTCCCCGCCTTCTGCCCCGCCACCGAAGAGGTCGAACTCGATCCCCTTAGCCATGGTGGTTTGTGAGCGGTCTGGTGTAGCACTACCCAGTTCCACCAGGCGAGCATGGCGCTTGTCCATGATCGCAATGCGTGTTGCGGAAAGTAGGTCGTCATCCACCTTGACGATCAGGCCGTCCTTGCGGTGATAGTTGTTGTATTCCTGGAACCAGTCAGCGAGGTGGGCTGCGACCTTTAGACGGCCGGACTGCATCCGATCATCCATCTCCAGAACGCCAGCCTCGGTCGAGTAACCGCCATCAATGAAGGTGGCGTGCTTGGGCAGCATAAGCAAACCTTCCTTGCGATACTGCGCCGCGACCGTGATACCCGAACCCTTGTCTCGCTGCGCTCCGTCGTGTGGCCACGCGACCGGAACCGCGGCTCCGATAGCCTTCATGGCCTTGGCGTGATTGATCGGCAGACCGCCAGGCATACCGGGGAGCGCCTTGATCCTGATCGTGTGGTGGACGTGGATCACGTCGTTGTCCTTGTCCCAGAGGACAAGCACCGCGCCAAATGGGTGTCCAATCCCGAAGTCCGTCCCCCATAACTTGAACCAGTGACGCGGGATATATTCGAGCGGCGCTTCAGAAATCAATTCCTGGGGATAGGGAAAAACACGACCTTGGCCAAGGACAGGGATGCCGCGGATACGGGCTTCTCGTTGGTGGGCCGGATAGCCGCTGATGATACTCTGGTAATCATCCGGCGATATGTGCTCAGCCTCATACAAACTCATCATGGTGTAGGAGCGGTCAGCGCTCGGTTCTTCCAGATAGTGCAAGACGAGTTCAGTTCGGCCTTCCAGCGGCGTTAGCGTGCAATAGATGATACCCTGCGTGGCCGTGATCCGCGCCAGCATCTCGGTGTAGATATCCATAGGCGCTTCTTCGTCCGACCATATCCAGTTCTTGGTAGTGCCCTGGAACTTCCGGCGACCCTGCTCATAGGATTTGAACTGGGCCGTCGAGATGCCTCCACTGACATGCCTCACCTGAATGGTGTCGTAAGCGTCGGTCACACCGCGCGACAGGGACGGTCGATCCACAAAGAGTTCCCGCGGTATCAGTCCGGTGCCGAACATGTCGTCCACACCCGGCGGCCCGCATAGCTTCGCCTGTTGAATGTCGCGCACGGCCACGCTTGTCTCGCCGCATATCCAACCTGTGGTCGGTTCTGTGAACCTCTTGCCAGGCCACCAGTCTGGGTAGCGTCCAGTCATGTGACACGTAGTTGCGAAGCCGCCGCACTCAGTCTTGCCGATCTGATTGCCTCCAAGGAGCATCGTTTCCCGGTGTCCCAAGCTCTCGCCGAAGAACTCGACCTGCTTGGGATATGGCTTGAAGTACTCCATGCGGTTGAACCGCTTGCGCTCATCGAGCGCCCGCAGTTCCGCGATTACCCGGTCGAGTTCCTTATTTGCCACGGGTCAGCCGTACCGCAAAATAACCAAGCACGATACCAGCGAAGAAAGCCAAGACGTGGGCGGTCAAAGGATCAAGCATTTTCGGCACCCTTCTCTTCACCCAACCAGACCTTCCCGGTCAGGTAATGGTGGAGACGTGCCCCCTTGTGATACGCACCAGTCAGTTCCCAACGCTCTTGTGGCGTCCCCAGGCTCTTGTTCGTGAACAGGATCAGGTTAGCCGCATCTTTCAGCGCCTGCGCGTTCAGTGGATGGTCCTTGCACAAGAAACGCAACTTGCTCACAAGCTTGGGTATCGGTTCTCTGGCCATGAACTTAAACACTCCATTCCGCGTCGAGCGCCGCGGTAGCCGGGGCCACCTCAACGAATTCCGCATCGACTACTCCTGCGCTACCCAGAAGCGCCCTGGTCTGGGTCTTATCAAATCCCAGGCGTTCGGTCAACTTCTTGATCTCAGCGATCTTCTCCGCGTCGCTCTGGTGGGTCACCGTAACGCGGTGCTCCGTCACGATACCGAGGCCAGCCATGCCTAGCAAACGATCAGCCGCTTTTAGACGGTCCTTGTGCATCGGGTCCGTGGCGATTTCTATGATGACGCCCGCGGCCAGGATCGCTCCGCTATGGAGCATACGCTCGGCCTGCTCCTTGATCGCCTCCAGGACTTTCGGGTTGTGCGACAGGTAGTGAGCGCTGGTTCGAACTGACGCCGCGGTCTTTCCTGTGACACCCGCCGCCAGGGCTGCTTCTATGTCGGTGCCGTTCGGGTTCTGGAGCTTCGCCAGGACAAATCCGCGCTGCAAATTGGTCAGCGCTTGCATCTTCGGGCCGAAGTCGTTTTCTTCTACAGAATGCAACTTTACCACCTTTGGTTGTCTTTCTCTATGCGGAGTTATAATGGGTAGTCTATATGAAGTTATAGTAATGCCGGGTTTCTGTCAATTGATCACGCTCGATCACATCTGATTTCTCTCGTCTCGGCCGGTGTGTTTCAGGTCGGCCACGGCGGCGTTTCGTGATCAGCTTGACCATAAGGCTTTTTAACAAATCCGCGTGAGATTTCAATTGGTAGCATAATTCTTGACAATCAAGCTCTGGGGGTAGCCGCCGGGCATGCCCCGGTCTTCTTACATATGTAATCCGAGGGTCGATCACGAGATTACATATGTAAGCTGAGGGTTGATCACGAGATTATATGGTTGACTACCTCACGGAGCCGGGGTAGCTATCTACCTGTCGCTCGGGAACGGCCCAGCGGGATAAGGAGACTGCACATGCCCAAGGAAAGCTTTCTGGTCGGAAACCTGATCATAGTGGCGATAAGCCTGGCTGGGGCGGCTTGCCTCGCGGCCTACTTCTACAGCCTGTTCTTCTTCTACGCCTAGCGTTCAAGCCTGCCGCTGGTCCGCCAGCGGCAGTGTTGAGCACTAGGGCTCAAACACGGGAGACTAAGCCATGGTCGACCGGGTTGAAGTGAACAGGGTGCTGGCCAAGGCGATCGCCTACAAGGCCTGCGGCAAGGATCGCCACGCCGCGGACATCACCCAGTTTGACGAAGCCACCTAGGTGTTGGGCCGTGGCCTAGGGTGAAATCTCTAGGCCACTACCGAGCAACCTAGCTCGATTTGGAGGAAGATATGCCTAAAACGATCAAGCTGTCTCAACTCGGCGAAGCGTGCTCTCCGCAACGCACTTTGTTCAAGGAGAAATTCGGCGATGAGGTGAAAGTCTCGGTTGCCTTGGCCCGAAGGGTCGCCAAGGACTTCAAGTGGGATTGGGCTGCTGATCACCTTCT